GTTTAAAGTAGTCGATTCGATACTGCTGTCGAATATAGTTTTTATCCAACTCATCAGTTTGGCCCTCTTGAAGCACTGTTTTGATGTAATAAGCTGGTATCAAGATAGGCTCCACATCTGGTCTTAAACCATATGGATACAGACTCACAAGATAATCAATATAGCCGTGACTCCCACTTCCAAAAATCACTCTTCTGCCTAAGATAATCGCCTTAAAGGAAACATTTGCCTCTTCCATTAATTCAATCACCCGACGAGGCAACTTATCTTGATTCAATTCTACCATAGTTCCTAAAGGTAAAATAGGAGATAGGAGCAAATCCGTGTAGGACATCCATGACCTAAATTGAGCTATGGTTATTGTTAATACTGTTCCCAAATATTCAATTGTTAGTTTCTGAGTATCCCAATCAAATTGAAATTCGATAGAATCACCTATCATGCTTTTATAGGTGTAAAAAGGTTCCCTATTGATAAAAGCGAACTGGAGTTCCCCAAAAACCCCCCCTTGTTGAGTAATAGAGTAAGCGACTTGTTTCATCAATTCACGGTCTGCTTCTATAGGGAAGAGGCGTTTTAGAGATGTCTCATAAAGTGAAGCTACTTCATCCATTCCTACTAATTCCTTTCAAATGTTATGCATCTGCCTGTTTCTTATCATCCTCAACCTTATTGGAAGCAGCAGTATTCATATTAGTCACATCCGTAGTTGTAAAAGCTTTAAGATTCCCAATTGCAGTATTAAAGGACGATGTAGATTCATTAAAAGATGTAAAAGGAGTCACTGTTGTCGAAGAAAAAGTCAACTCCGATAGTTCTGATATATTAGAGGTATTGATGCTGACTATACTAGTCAGCCTAGCCCATTTATCATAATTTGTTCCTACTATATTTTTCATTTGCTTTTCCATTCTCTAGGTTGAACTGGCTGAGCTCGCCAGCGATAGATAGCGGTTCCTATTGCTCATCGCTGTATCTGCTTGAGTTTGTAAACTTGTCACCTCTGCTTGAAGTTCCTCAATCTTATTAGTGATACTTGTCAAATTCGTATCATGGCTTGTTTTATTACTCATAGCTGCAGATTTAGCAGAATCATACTTTTCGCTGTATTTATTCTTGCAATCACCTTTAAAACGAGAATTATCTTCCCCTTCAATCTTGGAGAACATATCTACAATCTGTGTCTGAAAATTCTCAATCTGGGAGGTCAGATTCGTTTTTGCTGTCTCTAAGCGAGAAATCTTTTCATTTACTGCTTTCTTTTGATGTATTGCATTAGTGTAATTCTTATATTCTTGCCTTGCTAGTTTCTGGTATTCAGATGCTTTCGACATTTTCGTTTTCCTCCATCAAATTCTGACTAAAACAAAGAGAGATAGGAAGTATTCCCTATCCCTCCATTTCAGAGTTCTCTTATTAGAGTCCAAAACCGCCAGCATCCGCAGCATCACGTTCAGCAACAGTATTAGCATAGTTAACCAATTGTTGATTAATCTCAGTCAACAAATCTTGGAATTTAACTACATTTACACGTAACTGTTCGTACTGTTCAAGATATGAATTGAAGGCACTACCTTGCCAGTGCTCTTTCATTTCTTCATTTTCTTGTAATCTATAATATCCATCTTTTATCTTGGTTGCTTTTGCGCTATTCATAGCCAGTATTAATTTTTCTGGACTTAGTTGCCAATTTATCCTATTTTGAAGAAGCCTTAAATGCAACTGCTACACCTGCAAACTAATGATTTAAAAATGGTGCTGATGAATTTTTTCATCAACACCATTATCCAATTTTATAAACCCATCCAATTAGCTTAATCCTACAAAGACTTTATATACTCAGCAAGCTGTTCCAGCGATATTTTTTCTTCGCCAGATTGCGTGCGAACACTAACCTCATTAGCTTCCATATCCTTTGGTCCTACAATAAGTTGAACAGGTATCTTCATAGAGGTAGCTTCTCTAATCTTCTTGCCTAATGATTCATTTCTAGAATCTATTGCAAATCTTACATCGTTATATCTAACTGGCTTCATGAGGGTAATATCTGATAATATAGTTGTTATTTTATCAACATACTCTAGTACTGTATCGTTAATAGTCAAAATACGAACCTGTTCTGGAGCCGCCCAAAACGGAAACCATCCGCCAGTGTGTTCTATAAATACACTCAAAAATCGCTCGACCGACCCCAATAAAGCACAGTGAATCATAACTGGTGTTGTAAAATTGCCATCATTATCCGCATACTCCAAACCAAACCTTTGTGGTTGCACGAAATCTAGCTGCACAGTTGCAACTTGATGTTCACGGCCGATTGCATCCGTTGCCATAAAGTCAATCTTTGGACCATAAAATGCTGCCTCACCCTCTTGCTCAAAATAATCCAAGCCTACTTTCTCAACAGCAGATTTTAACTGGTTCTGTGCGGAATCCCATAAGCTAAGATCGCCTAAATACGAATCAGACTCGTCACGATAGCTTAATCTAACCCTGAGCTTCATATCGATTGAACCATATAACTCACGAGCAGCAGCTAGCAAATTATTAATCTCGCCTTCAATCTGATCAGTACGACAAAATATATGGCTATCATCTTGTGTTAATGAGCGCACACGGTTCAATCCGCCCAGCTCGCCGGTTTTTTCGTCACGATAATCTGTTGTCGTTTCCAAGTATCTTACTGGCATATCACGATAACTTCGCGGTCGTGAGGCAAAAATTTGCGTATGATGCGGACAGTTCATAGGCTTAAGAGCCATCTCATCACTAGTTTCTTGGCTTTTAACTAAAAATAACTCTTCTCCGAACTTAGCCCAATGGCCCGATGTTTCATATAAATCTTTTTTCGTAATATGAGGCGTCCAGACCTTTTCAAAGCCAAACTTCTGTCTCAGCTGGTTCGAATATTGAGCCACTATATCTCGTAAAATCGTACCGCGAGGAGTAAACAAAGGCAAACCAATCCCCACCAGAGGAGAGGTCGTATATAGATCAAGCTCCTTGCCTAACTTGCGATGATCTCGCTGCTTTGCAATTTCCAATCTATTCAGATATTCATCCAGCTCTTCCTGCGTAGCAAACGCTACACCATATATTCGCTGCATTTGTGGATTATTCTCATTGCCTCGCCAATACGCTCCAGCCGTCTTAGTAAGTTTAAATGCACCAACTTTTCCAGTACTGTCCACATGTCCGCCCCTACACAAATCAGTGTAATCACCCTGAGAATACAAAGAAACAGTCTCGACTTTACTATCGCCATCAGACACAGATCCCATTTTTTCTCCAGCTAATTCGCTAGCAACGGTAGTACCAGATCGTTTAAGATCATTCAGTAGTTCCACCTTAAATGACTGATCTCCCTTTATAGCCCAATCAATAGCCTCTTCTACTGACACATCACGCCTCTCAAACGGATAATTAGCCGCTACGATCTTTCGCATCTCCTCTTCTATCTTCGGAAGGTCAGCTTCAGAAATTGTCCCGTTGTCAAGATAAATATCATAGTAAAAACCATTGTCGATAGCCGGTCCCACGCCAAACTTCGCCTGAGGCCATAAATGCTGAATAGCCTGCGCCATAATATGCGCCAGGCTGTGTCTCATAGATTTTAGTTCTTCTTCACTCATACCAATATTATACCACGCTCCTTGATAGTAGACATCTGTTATGATAATATTATTATATCTGGGCGATTAGCTCATTTGGCTAGAGCGCTTCATTGACGTTGAAGAGGTGAGAGGTTCGAATCCTCTATTGCCCACCAGATACGACGATTGTATAACTCTTTATCAGTTACTGATGAAGAGTTATTTTAATGTCGTAAAGGAGTATAGAAAATGACAGCCACAAACTCAGATAACATCATATCTCACATTTCTCGTGCATATGTAGAGGAACGTATTTCAAAAAAAGATAATAAACCATATAGCGTATTGAATATTGACTGGATTATGTCTAATGAGAAGACGTACAAACAGACTATCTTTCTCTCTGCTGAACAGTTAGCTCTTATAGAGTCATCAGTTGCTAAGGAGGCTCTACTTTAATTGTAGGGCTTTATATTTTTGGTGCTTGCGCTTAAAAGCAAGTTAAATGTCAAGATAAAAGCAGCCAGAGTTGCCATTGTAGCGGGCTGGTAACTCAGTGTTATATTGAATAATTAAAAGCTACAAGAAAGGATTAAAGCAAGTTATGAAGCTTATTGAAGCAGCTGACGCTACTAGCATCATTACGACAGTTATCGGGTACTTTACTCAAAACTGGCCTGCTCTTGCAATTTTGATCGGCTTTGGTGTTGGTCTGAAATTGTTCCGCAGTTTCGGCAATCGTGGTCTTAAAGGTCGTTTCTAGTAGTTCGCGGGGTATACGACTCCCACCACACGTATATCCCGTACCTTGCTTATTAAACATATGAAAACTATAGAGATTGTACAATTGATAACTCAGACTCTATCTGCTAATTTTTCTTCTCTTTTGGCGATCGTCGCTGTCGGTGCTGGAGTAAAGATTGTTTTAGATATTGTCTTCAAGTCTCTCTATTCAGTTACTAATTCGAGATAAAGGATTCTTTATATGTCGTCTACAGACTTACAAACAATCTTAGATAAATTTCTTGTAAAATTCTTCGTAATTCTATTCTCTTCATTCATTTGTTGGTATTTAATTCGACGAATTTCGTATTCTGGAGGTGATAAATAATGAATTCTAGTGATATTGTTGGCCTGATCTATAATTTTATTACTTTTTTCGCTTTAGGCTTTTGTGTTTATTTTATCTATACTGATTTGTTTAAGAATAGGAATAATAAAAAATGATGATGTTGTTCGCTTTATTCTCCATTTTTTTATTGGTTATAGTTGTTTTTTCGATCGATGAAGAAAAAGAATATCAGACTTATTTAAGGAAGAATCTTAAAGATGAAAATAAATAAGAGAGTATTTTATGCTTTGTCTTCTCTTTTGATTTTTGGATATTCTGTTTTATCTCCCTTTAATTCAGTTTTTGCTCAGGGTTCTACTCCTCAGATTCCCGATTTTCGTATTACTAAGAAACTATTATTACAGTATGACAAATCTTCTGTTGATGTAAGTACTCTATTTTATTCATATTTCTTCACTAGAAAAGATGTCGAGTGGCCTTACTCCTGTAGTCGCTTTATTTCTCGAGCTGATGCTGAAAAATCTTATAAGAAAGCTGTTTACGGTAATGGTGATTGGATTGTTCTTAATTATTATTATGGTGGTAATGGTCATGATGAGCGTTATGTTCGTCTTTATTGGACCGAATCCAAAGCTCCGAAACAGATTCTTCGTTATGATGAATATTACGGATATCACTTTTCAGAGTATGGCTTTAAGCAATTGATTTTGACTATGCCTTCTTCTGGTCACTTTAGGGTTGTTTGTGATGCTTCTTTAGTGGGTGATGACACCCCTCTAGTACTTTCTAATTCTTATTCAAAACCACCAGGTCTTGTTGAAACTTTCTTGTCTACTCCTGATTATGAACTAAGCTCTATTCTTAAGGATCGTAATATCAAAATTCCTAAGTCTCTTCAAGATGAGATCCTACCAGATTTTGAATATAATGTTGTCGATAAGAAAATTTCAATAAAACATTTAAAAGATCGTGATCGAATAACTCTTGACGCTTTTTCTGATTACACTAAGGGCGGTTGGCGTTTGGTCGATAATACTTATCAATTGGTCTTTACTGTACAGAAACGTCGCGGTGGTGATGTTGTCCATCAACGAGTTATTAATCCTGGTGATAGTTTCTCTGTTGATTTGCCTAGTTATGATGAATATACTATTTCTGCTGGTTATTCTGCTAGGGCTTGTTATTCTTATGGTGAAGGCTCTGCGACTCCTGATTATTGTATAAATGCACTTCCGCAGGATAGTGAGTATGTAAAGTATAAGCAACGTTATATGTATATTAATGTTGACGGTCAGAAGCATTCTGGCTCTACTGTCGATTCTGCCTGTCTTGAAGGTTTTTGTGATGAGAAGCGAGATAAGCCGAAATATGAAGACTGTTCTCAGTATGACTATAATTTCAACGGATTGAAGATTCCTTCATTCGGCTCTATAGCTTGTGCTATACGTAATTCCTTTGTTTGGTTTTTTACAGATTTTATTTTTAGTATAATTTTTCCAAAAATTGAAGATCTACAGTTGTTATGGAATGATTTATTGAATACTATTATTGATCGATTAGGTTTCTTAGCCTTGCCGTTTACTTTTATAAAAGGTGTGTTTACTACTGTTGAAGCTATGAACTCTAATAATAGTACTTGCGCTGTTTCGCTTACTGTTTTTGGTTCTACTGCTAATGTCGAATTATGTCGCTGGCGTTATCAATTGCCTGCTGTTTGGTCATTTATGCAAACTATCTTACAAGGTGGTATAGCTATAGGTTTCTTGTGGACTTGTTACAGATTGGCCAATCGATTCTTCGGTATTTATGTCGAGGATTATGAAGAGGAAGAAGATAGTACTATGACTGCTCGTTGGTATGATGATCGTACTGGTGAGACTGGTGAGTGGCAGAAGTTTAGAAAGGATAAAGATTAGCATATGATAGTAATGTTTATTTTATCGTTTATAGTCGTTATCATTAAGTTTATTTTATCTCTTATTCTTATTCCTGCTGCTCCATTAGTTTTTCTTAATGCTATTAATAATGTTGTTCCTTATTTTGCCTTTCCGATTGTTGTTCTGAGAAATTATATAGGTGATACGTTCTTCGCTACAATGCTCGTTATGATTGTTACTAGTATTACTGTCTTTATAGCAATACGTCCTGTTCTTTGGTTTTATAACAAAGTGAGGGGTCATTAATGCCTAATATTCTACCATTCGTTTCTAAGTCTTTTAATTTTGATAAAGAAGCTATTAGAGAAAATAGACGTAATCGCAAAGATCCGGATTATTTTCAGCCTTCAGGTATTCAGACGTTTTTTGGTGAACAAGGCGACGGCAAGACTATAACTCTAATTCATTTTTATAAGAAGATCGCAAAACGATATCCAAAAGCTATCATTGTTTCTAATATTATATTAAAAGATCGTACCGCTCTTAGATTCGACGGATCTTTAGATAAATTAAAGTCTATCCTCTCTCGTGAGATCGATACTGTTTCTAGTTATATTTATTATTCTTCTTTAGAAGAATATGCTCTTGTTAATCAGTGTGTTCGTAATGGCAAGTATGGTGTGATAGTTATTACTGATGAATATCAAAATTATTTCTCTAACCAGGATTCTCGTAATGTTCCGCCCTGGGTTATACATCAAGCAGCTCAGAATCGTAAACAGAAGCGGATCCACCTCGTTACTTCTCAAGATTACGATCAATTGGTAAAGGCCGTGCGTCGTCGTTCGGATATTGCCTTTAAATGCAAGTCTTTCGCTCTTCCATTCGGCTTGTCTGCTGGCCCTATTTTTACGGTTTACTGGGCATTTATCGCTAAGAAGCTGGAGTTTGATAATAATGGCAGGCGTATCGACGGATCGCGTCCTCTTAAAATGGGATTCTTCTTCCAGTCGCAAGCGTTGCGCGATTCATACGATACCAATCAGGTTGTATTTACTGGCTCTCAGGCTG